AAATTGATCAAACGTTTTTGGCACAGGGTGTCGCAGCAATCGGAGGAGTAGTCGTTGCTCCCTTTAACAAGGGACCGGGATTTTCTCCTACAGTCATCACCAGCGAAGGTGATCTAAACAACATCTTCGGTGAACCAGATGGCACATTATATGGTCCAATCACCGCTCAACAATATCTTCGTCAACAAGGCCAAGTCACGATCTGTCGTGTTGGCGGTCTTGGTGGATATGAGCAAAAGAACGCACTTATCATCAGTGCTGTTCCGGGCCAATATGATCGTTATGTAGAATCTGGTACATTCGGCGGCGACAAGTCGCTATTGCTGGATGCAACATATACATACAGCGGAACTCCTGGTGAATTCTATATTTCAGGAACTGTTCAAGCCCAATTTAACGCAGGTATCTACTCTGGATCAACTGTTCAAGTTGGTGAAATCGCTTTCACATCGTCCGCAATCACAACCAATTCGACAGGTAGCGTGTTCGTTTCTACAACAGAAACCAGCATTCCTTTGGTAACATCTTATTTGCCAAGTTCTGCAACAATATTTGATGCAGAAATCACATTGTCGTCAATTGATAATTGCAATAACGAATTGCAAATCTCTGGTATAGTCAGCGGATCATATGGTGCTTTGAACCCAACTTCATGGAATCCAGATGGCGTTTCATCCGAAGACTCATGCGGTACCGCATCTATGGTTTCTGGCAGAGACGAAGTTGTTCTTGCTGTCTTGGCAAACACTGCTTATGACCGTGGACAAAATCTACAAGGATTCAGCGGATCTGTATTGATCTCTTCTTCACTGGCTATTAGCCCAGATTTCACATTGGAACTGAATGCAAATTATTTTGACACAGAACACAATGTGTATAGCAACAACACATATGGTACATATGTGTTCTCGTTGGATTCTGAATCTTCAGCATATATTACAAATGTATTTGGCACAGATCCAAAGGCTGGATATTATCCAGTCGCATCCGGTCAAAAGGTCGAAGCCGCTTATACATACAAGAACTTCCGCAACAGAACTAAGGAAGTCATTGCTGAAATGATTGCTTCTGGTAGTTGGAGAATTGAAATCGCATTCAGAGATGCAATGGCATTCACGGATTATATCACACCTGATGTTGGTACATCCGAATTTGATCTGACCAATGCATATACTCCATTCATTCGTTCACAGATGGTATCTTCATTCAGCAGTTCTTATGGAACTTCGTCTGCCGCATACGATTTGTTCAAGGTTCATACCCTAAGCGACGGAACAAATTCAAATACAATGTACAAGGTAGAAATCAGCAATGTTCGCAGCGCTGGTTCGATTCCGGGCACAAAGTATGGTTCATTCACTCTGGCACTACGTGATTATGCCGATACAGATAATCGCCCAGTTTACTTGGAGCGTTATGACAATCTAACCTTGGATGTCAACAGCAGCAATTATATTGCTCGTCGTATCGGTGATACATGGAACTATATTGACTTCAATGGCAAGATCATTGAATTCGGTGATTATGCAAACAAGAGCAAGCGTATCCGTGTTGAAATGGCAGAATCTCCTTGGCCAGTTGAAGCAATTCCATTTGGCTTTGGACCATATGCCTCTCCAATCGGCGGCGATTATGCACGCCTTGGAAAGTTCCCAACAATGCAATACTGCAGTGCATCTGTATATCTGCTGCAACCAGGCCGTTATTGTTCAGGTGTAGTATTCCAACCTGCCCCATCTCAAGCAGATGCAGACTTGGTTGCTCTATATCCAAACGGTAGTTCTGTCGGACCAGAATTGGACAACAAGCAATATTTTGCTCCTGTTCCATATGGCGCATCTACAGCAGCAAATCGTGCATTCAGCCTAGAAACAGATTGCGGATTGTCTCCACTATATGTTTCCAGCGACGAAACAACAAATGTAAAGAAGCGTCGTTTCATCCTTGGATTCCAAGGCGGTTTCGACGGCATGAGCCCATCTATCCCAGTTCTGGTTGGAAATGAAATTATTCCAACAAATCAACAAGGATTGGATTGTTCCACGAACAAGAGTTATGGTTCATATGCATACAAGCAAGCCGTTGCTGCACTGAGCAATGCCGATGAGTTTGATTTTAATCTAATCACAACTCCGGGTATCAACTATACCGACCACGCATACGTCACATCACTTGTGATCGACATGTGCGAACGTCGTGGTGATGCATTCTATATCATGGATATTGCTCACAACATGATGGCTGGCGAAGCATCGATCCAAGAAGTTGTTGATAAGGCATCCGAGTTCGATACAAACTATGCCGCAACATACTATCCTTGGGTCAAGATCACAGAAACAAACAGCAACAAGGTAATCCCTGTTCCTCCTTCTGTAGTCATGATGAGTGTATATGCTGCCAATGACCAAGTTGCCGCAGAATGGTTTGCCCCAGCGGGTCTAAACCGTGGCGGTATCCCACAAGCAACTCAAGTCGTTGATCGCTTGACACACACGGAACGCGATACTCTATACGAAGGTCACGTTAACCCAATCGCAGCATTCCCAGGCCAAGGTGTAGTAGCATGGGGTCAAAAGACACTACAACGTCAACCTTCCGCATTGGATCGCGTTAACGTTCGCCGTCTGTTGATCGCGCTGAAGAAGTTCATCGCTTCCTCAAGCCGTTACCTAGTGTTCGAACAAAACGTTGCTACAACTCGTCAACGTTTCTTGAACATCGTCAACCCATACTTGGAAAGCGTACAACAACGCTCGGGTATCTATGCCTTCAAGGTAATCATGGATGACAGCAACAATACACCTGATCTAGTTGATCGTGGTATCTTGTATGGTCAAATCTATATCCAACCAACACGCACAGCAGAATTCATCGTTCTTGACTTCAACGTGTTGCCAACAGGCGCTACATTCCCTAACGCCTAATAAGGTATAAAAAGTTAAACTCAAAAGCCCACCGAAAGGTGGGCTTTTTTATTGATATATTGCAAAGATATGCTATATTTATAAGATATGCATATATTATTAAAAGACCTATTAAAAGAAGTAGAAGAGCCAGAAAAGCAATTACAAGTTCAATTGTACTGTGACATGGACGGAGTTCTTGCTGATATGGACAAGGGATTCAGAGAATTGTCTGGTGGATTAAGTCCAAAGGAATATGAATTGAAGAATGGCAAGAATTCATTTTGGAAATTAATCGCAAAGAAGCCAACATTCTGGCTTGATTTGGAACCTATGCCAGATGCCAAGATATTGTGGGACTTTATCAAAGATAATTTCAAAAATCCAGCACCTGTACTTTTGAGTGCCGGTCAAGGTCCAAGATTGGTAGAACAAAAAACACAATGGGCGCACAAGCATATTGACCCAACTGTTAAAGTGATCATAGCAAACAAGGGAACAGAGAAGCCAAAATATATTCTGCCATCAAGCGGAACAGTTTCTCATCTTTTGTTGGATGACACACAAAAGAACATTGATATATGGGACAATGTTTCATTGCACAGAATAGCAATTCATCACACAGATGCAGCCAGCAGCATACAAAAGTTGCAGCCATTTATAAATAAATGAGTCATATAAAACTGTCATCTTTGATTTTGGCGGAGAACATCGAAATTTCCAATGTGGTAAAATTGGAAAATGAATGTAAAGTCTTTGCACAAAAAATGATACAAGATGGAGTAGTGACCAGCATGCATAAAGATCTAACATCGTCTGATGTTGGTGCGTCCAATTATGTCGAAGACTTGGCCGAAGTTATAAGAAACGAAGTTATTAAATGGAAAGAAACAGTTAACGCAAGAGGTGGCAGATGAAGTATCCTTTATATAGAGACAATCTTTGCCCAAAGTTGTGGCATGTTGATGAAGATGGACATCGTCTTGACAATAAGGTACGAGATATGCTATTAAAGGTATCAACTGACTTTGTTACAAATTTAAAGAAAGACAATGAGATCGAGATCAAAATTCACGATGTGGTTATTATCGGTAGCAGCGCCAACTACAACTGGACTGACTATTCGGACGTTGATTTACATATCATTACTGATTACAGCGACCTTGAAATGACATCAGATGATGCGCAAACACTGTTTGACGCTATCAAGGTTAACTGGAACAACAAGCATGACATCAAGATGAAAGGTCATGATGTTGAGATATATGTACAGGATAAAACTCACAAGCCAGTATCAACCGCCGAATATAGCGTGTTGAACAACAAGTGGAATAAAGAGCCAAAGAAAGAAGATCCAAAGTTTGACAAAGAACTGATCAAGAAGAAATACAAGGAATATAAGGGTAAGATAAATTCGCTTGTGAAAGAACACAACGAAACTGCTCTAAAGAAACTTCTTGAAAAACTTTACAAGTTCCGTCAAGCAGGATTGGATAGTGGTGGCGAATTGAGTGAAGAAAACATTGTATTCAAGATATTGCGTGCTCATGGACTATTGGATAAGGTAAAAGACAACATCGTCAAGATTTACGATAAGAAGATGAGCGTAAAAGAAATCGGATTTCACAAAAGTGAATATGCAGCAGCGATAGACAATGCGGTTGACGAGATTTATCGTTATACAGCAAAATTCAATAAATATCCAGATATAAATCCAATTTTAGAAAAATTGGTCAGTAGATTCAACGTTGATATTGAACAAGTTTATTCCGACGTTGCCAAGGGTTTTCACGAAATCACACAATGATCGTGTTTATGTTTTATTGAGAAACGGCAAAAGTTCGCTTATAAATTTCTGCAATTGCACGCTTTCCGTTTTCGTTGATTTCTCGTGTTCCTATACCAGCAAAATTTGCAGTTAGTGTTGGTGGATATAAACACGGAATGAATTGTCTTTCGCGCTGTGCTCCTTCTTCATCGGTACAATAATCAAAACTAAACCAAACGTTCACATTTTGTTCAAAAAAATAAACAGGGACATAATGATCAATTGCCATTTGCACGGCCCATCCCGTCCCACCGTCTACGAGTGTAGTTGAATTTTTCACAAACTTACCAATCGCAAAAACCGTATCGGCACCTTTAACCTGAAACCAGTTTCGTGCCAACAAATTTTTCATATAAGGTTTGTTTTCAATATACTTCCAAGGACGCTTTAATGTATCGGAGGCAATCTTGCATTTTTCATATCCCTCATTCAATTGTTCTTGTGTCAATTTGCACTGATTTTTGCCATACTGAACATGATTGCCAAACGAATACGCTATGGTTTTGACACCATATGGTATTCCTTGATTTTCCCATTCCATATCAGAACCGGGGCACCCGCCGCTATGATTTGTGTATTTCATGGTTTATATTATGAATAAAATAACTATTTTGTCAATGTAAAAGATGGGGTATATCATATTTATCATCGAGGAGAATATTTATGAAGATATGTACAAAATGCCAAGCGGAAAAACCGAAAAATGAGTTTAATAACTGGAAACATGGAAAGGATGAAAAGTTTCATCGATGCAAAAAATGTTGTTCTGATGCAAATAAACTATATCGCCAAAAAAACAGAGACGTTCTATTGGAATATAACAGACGATACTCAAAGAACCACTATGAACAAAACAAAGAAATAGTTGATGCAAAAAACAAAAGGAACTACGAACAAAACAAGGAAAAATGGAAAGCGACTAGAAAAAAGTATTATGAGGAGAACAAAGAGCGTCTCTTGAGGTTGCAAAAAGAACGATTAAAAGATCCAGCCAAAAGAAAGCGGCACAACGAAGTTTCTGCAAAACGAGACAGGGAGAGATGTAAGATAGACCCGAACTACAAAGTTAAAAAACGGTTGAGAACCCGAATCTGGAACGCTTTGTGCGGGTTATACAAAACAAATAAAACAGAATCGCTTTTAGGAACCTCCATCGATGAACTAAAAACACACTTGGAATCTAAGTTCGTGGCGGGAATGACTTGGGAAAACTACGGAGACTGGCACATAGACCACATCGTACCATGCGACTCATTTGACTTATCTATAGAAGAAAATCAAAAGAAGTGTTTTCACTACACGAATCTACAACCGCTTTGGGCGGTGGACAATATTAGGAAGGGGAACAGAATCACTCCACCCACTCCCCGATCCGTTTTAGTTCATTCTCAATGAGGAACCAATCCCCGCCAGCCGCGTCCATTCCAGCCTTATCGTCCAATAGAATATTAAAATAAAATTTTTTGCTGAAATCGCACAGCGCATCGTTTGGACATTCTGGGTTGCAATTCACGTGCTTGAAACTTACTCCCTGCTTTTCCAGAGTGTCCAATACTTTGCTGGTTGGTCCAATATGTCCACTCGTCCACAGAATTAGCGAGATATCTTCTCGCTTGCTCCACTGCTGCAATACTTTTATTGCGTTGGGCATATATTTTGCACCATCGTTCATAGGTGTGTATGTGCCCGTTAATATGACATCGTGTACATCTACAGCGATAAAAATTTTCTGCCAACGCCGTTTTGTCTTATCTGAGAAAGTTCTTTCGATATTAAACACATTCATCTTGAAAGAAGATTTGCATTTTTTTCTGTTAAAGTCAATGAAATTTTAGCATTGTCGTATATCTTATATAGATGGGGAAAATGCCACTTGTGGCGGGGTTATAAAAAGAATAAGAAATTATCATTATTTTGATTATTTTATATTTTCCTATATATTTATAACTAAAGAATCAACAATTAAACACCCAATATTATGGCAGAACTACTAGAAGCAAATCAAATATTCTTCACGGCCTACGAACCAAAAGTCCAGAACCGTTTCATCATGAGCATCGAAGGCATCCCTGCTTACTGCATTAAGGCAGCAGGTCGCCCAAGCATCCAAAACGGTACAATCACATTGGATCACATCAATCTAAAGCGTAAACTCAAGGGTAAGAGTGAATGGCAAGATATCCAAGTTACTCTGTACGATCCAATCGTTCCATCTGCTGCACAAGCATGCATGGAGTGGGTTCGTCTTGCTCACGAATCTGTCACAGGTCGTAACGGCTATGCCGACTTCTATAAGAAGAATGTCATCATCGACGTTCTTGGACCTGTCGGTGACAAGGTTGAGCAATGGGAACTAAAGGGTGCGTTCCCAAGCACAGTTGATTTCAACGGTCAAGGTTTGGATTGGTCTTCGCAAGAAGCATTGCAAATCAATATGACACTGACTTACGACTACGCCATCCTTCAGTACTAAGATATATTATCAAATTCAAAACAACGAACCCAGCAGAAATGCTGGGTTTTTCGTTATAAGAATGCGTTTAGGTTTCTTATGACTTGACGCTTGTTCGTATCAGTGTGTACAATCAAAACATCATAACAAACAATAATAAGAAAATAAACAATGAACACAACATAAGACTGTTTTTTATAGAGTAACTAATATTTATATATACCTAAAAATAAGGAACAATATGAATCGTGCTCAATTAAAACAACTTATACGTGAATCGATAGAAGAAGTAATGAATGAATTTGCCCCACTAGGCGTAGCAGACGAAGGAAGATTGGATGAAAAAGCACCTCCACATTTTCCAAGAGCATTGGAAAAGAAGTTGTTGGCACAGTATAAAGATACACCACAAAAGGCTTATGCCACAATGTGGAAAATTCATAATGCCAAGAATGAAGGCAATGAACGTGTTTGTGAAATGTGGACTGCTTGGGAAAATAAGTCTGTTAATGAAGCCGACGAAGTTGCCCCAGAAGCACCAGAAGGCGAAGTTGATCACGATGAAACAGATTTGAGCAATCCAGAAGAAGCAAGAGAAGTTGAATTGGCAAAGAAGATCAAAGAACTGGCCAATGAACTTTTGAACATGCACGGTGCAGAAGAAGCATCACCAGAAGGTGAAGAGGGCGAAGAGGGTGGCGAAGAAGGCACAGAAGAAGCCGATGAAGAAACTGAAAAGTAATATATGAAAAAATCTCAACTTAAAGAGATAATTCATAATATTGTTTCCCGCAAACTGCAGGAATCAGTTGGTCAGAAAAAAACCACTTATGGTTATATCATGGCCGATAAAGATACTGACGATCCAACACTTCAGTTGATTGGATATGGCAACATGCCAAAAAGTCTTTGGAAGAAAAAGATTGAAAGATACGCCGAAGAACTTCTGAAGCGAGTCAAGAATGATGACTGGAGAAACGCCGCTTATCTTATGGAAAAGAATGGCGTGTTTAACAGTTCAGTGAACATGATGAAAGAAGTGTTTATTGAAAACCTCAATGAAGTTGATGTAACACCATCAGTTTCAGATATGGCCGCTTCAAAGAAGGCACAAGATATACAAAAGAAACTGGCCACAGCACAGGAAAAAGAACAGAAGGCATTGGAGAAAAAAAGAAAGATCGACAAAAAACACGCCGACTTTGATCGTAGAAATTATCCAGTGATGAACAAGAACGATAGAGAGTCCACAAAAGCCAACATAGAAGTTGGTAAAGCAAGTGAAGAAGCAGCCAAGACGCAAGCAGAACTTGAAAAAATTAAAGCACAAACATCGTTATGAAAAAATCAGAACTTAAAGCACTAATCAAAGAGGTAGTAGAAGAAGTTGCCAAGATGGAAAATCCTTGTTGGAAAGGATACAAGGCATATGGCACAAAGCAAAAAGATGGCAGAGAAGTGCCTAATTGCGTGCCAGTTGAAGAAGGTAACAAAAGCGATATGATAAAAGTCAAGTGCGATGATTGTGGAAAAGAAACCCACACGTTCGCTCGTGCGTATGCCAACCAACCAAACTTCACATGCAGCAAATGCGGACACACTACTCATTTTACTCGTGTCAAAGACAAAAAGCCAACAACCGAAAGCGACGTTGACGAATGCTGGGAATGTTATGAAGCAGCAATGCAAGAAGGAATGGATGAAGCATGGGAAGAATGTTATCGCAAAACAAACTGGGACATGATTCCTGAAGGCGATGAGCATACTTGTGAAGGCGATGGGTTCTATGAGATTTATGGAGATATCAAACACGATCCAGAAAAAATAGAAGAGGCTGAGTATCAAGGTAAAAAAGTAAAATTGAATGTGCCTTACAACAACGAATCGTATTTGGATGAAGCAAAGTATCACGGAAAAAATGTTCCGTTGGGTAAAAAAATGAGGGGCGATGTAAAAAAATTTAAAACTTATGTTCGAAAGCCCAACGGTAAAATTGTAAAAGTAAATTATGGCGACAAGAATATGCGTATCAAAAAGAGCAATCCAAAACGCAGAAAGAGTTTTAGAGCAAGACACAATTGCAAAAATCCCGGTCCCCGCTGGAAAGCCCGTTATTGGTCGTGCAGAGCTTGGTAATATGGCTATAGTATATAAAATTACAAACACTATAAACAACAAACCATACATAGGATGGACCAGTAAAACATTGTCTGAAAGACTTGGGCAGCACATCAAAGACGCAAAGAAGCACGTTGGAAACAGGAAGTTCTACAATGCCATAAAGAAACACGGCTACGATGTTTGGAGAGCAGAAATTCTTATTGAAAATATCTCTAACGACGAAGCAAAGCAAAAAGAAATAGAATATATTCAAAAGTATGATTCATATATGAATGGATATAATTCTACTCTTGGTGGAGACGGCAACAACGGATTGGTAATGAGCGAAGAATCAAATATGAAACGAAGTGTGGCTTTGAAGGGTATTCCAAAAAACTACGATAGAATGCATGGTAAAACTCATTCCGACGAAACAAAGTCAAAAATATCAGAAGCACATCTTGGTATGAAAAAGCCGTGGGTAAAATGGAGCAAGCAACAGATTGAAAACCGTGCGATGACACGTAGATCTCTCACCAAAGAAAAATATGATTTAATCCACTTGCGTAAAAGCGAAGGTGTGAAATATAAAGATATAGCATCTGAAATTGGAGAAACTTTAGATATAGTCAAAAAATGGGCAAAAAGAGAATGGGAGTTATCAATATGAATAAAGCACTTAACGGTATCAACGAAATCTCACAATCTGGAGCAGCAAATAAGTTGGAAAAGATGTTGGTTGCGGCTGGATTCAAGCGAGACCAATACTCAAACGTTGTTGAAAAAGGAAACTATGCGGTTGATTTCAGCGACCCTTTTAACATTTATCTCAAGAAACTTGAATCAGACGGTAATACATTCAAGGTGATAGGAACTATCCGACGCATTGCAAGAATGTCTGACGAACAAATGTCTCTGTTAGTCAAGAAACTTAGTGCGGAAGCACCATCTATAAATCAAGAAAGCATTTTAAAAGAAAATACTATGAAAAAATCAGAACTAAAATCTCTAATCAAAACAATCGTTCAAGAAACCAAGGGACTTTCTGGCTTCAAGAAGACAAAAGACTCCACTGAACATACTGAAAAGATTGCCACATCAAAAGATCTAACTGGTGCAGCGCCAAAGGAAAAAGAAGAAGGTAAGAAACTTCCTGTTGTAAAGAAGCCAGCCACTCCACAAAAGGTTGGAGATCTCAAGGAAGAGATCATTGCTATGATCCGTGAATCTATCGAGGAGATGGCACGTGTCAAAGGTGCAGTTGGCAGCAAGTTCAAGGTTCAAGATCCATCATCTCCAACTGGCTGGGTTGTCAAAGGTCACAAGACCATTCCAGACGGTACACCGACAGAAGCACCAAAGGGACCATATGTTCCAAAGGGAACCAATCCAAACATGGGTCGTCCAAAGAAGGTTGATACTGCTCCTGCTGGTGGACAAGGTTCTGACGCAGGTACAAGAGATGAAATTGAAAACATTCTTACTGCAGCACCAGAAACATCTGACGAAGAAATCATCAATCAGTTGTCTGCAAACGAAGAAGGTGGATTCAACACAGATCCTGCTTTCATCAAAAAAACTGCAGATGAATTGAGAAAAGAACTTGGTGCAGACAAATCATCTGGCGCAGAAGATGCCCCAGAAGCCGATCTCGCAGCAATGGCTTCAGCAGAAGAACGCAAGAAGGCAGCACAAAGAGCAGCATGGATCAAAAAGTTGCAAGCAAAGAGACAACAACCAAAACTATAACATATGAAAAAACTGGCCACACTACTAATGGTTACACTATTGGCCGGTTGCAGTATCGTTCCTAGCATGCCAAAACTACCAAGTTTCGGCAGCAAGAAACCTGTAACCGAAGAAGTGAAAAAAGAACCAGAAGTAAATGTGGCAGCAGTGGTTGCCGCTCAAGCCGCCAAAGAAGCAATGGAAAAAGCGGCTGCAGCCGAACAAAAGGC